AGTTGCCTGCGCCTCCGCCGCCGCCGCCCCACATTTCAACACTTACCCAAGTAACCCCAGCTGGAGCTGTCCATAAACAACAACATCCTCCGTTTTCCTGAACATCTACGTTAGTAGCATACACAATCATCGAATCGACATTAGCTGTTCCTCCTGATGAGCCGTATTGTAACATTGTTTTAAGTGCTGACATAGTTTATTCCGCCTTTGTATCTGGTGATAATGGATATTGAACTTTCCACGACTCAACTTCGTCGGACTCACCTTTTTTGTATACTGTTGGCAATGCTCTAAGTGCTGCTCTATATGCAATCCACGGATCTTTAACTGCTGTTGGCATATCTGGACTAATCTTTCCATCGCTGCCTTCTAGCATGGCATCTCTGTTCTCTATTACCATTGCCCATGTACTTGGAGAGGATTTATACGCTGGAGTATTCCAAGCCTCAGTTTCTAAGTTATAAACTAGTGAATCTTCATCAACATATGTTTCTTGAATTTCTGGCTTATTATTATATGTAACAGTATAAGCACCGTATGTTTCTGTAACTGTAGTTTGGTTATTTGTAGTAATAGTTGATCCTTGGACTCTAAAAAGTGCCAAAATCAATGGATCATCTGCTAGTGTAACTTCGACTCTAGTTGTGCCGTCTGGTTCTGGTACAGTCGCGCCGTCATCTGCAGCAGTAAGTTCTGTTAATGCTCTATTTCGTTTACCTACATGATCTCCATCTGAGTCAACAAATACGTAAACTCTGTCAAATCCTACATAGGTAGCACTTGCTGTTAGACTATCACTCTCGCTTGAGTCATACATCTTATTTGGTAAGTTGTATGTAAACGTTTTTGTAGCTGTAGTATTCTCTGCCATTTATCTTTCCTCGCTTAAATTAATTATATAAAACAACGACTTGTCCGCCTGATCCAGGTTGTCCGTTGTAATGGACGCCACCACATGCAATTGCTGATGTTCCAGGTCCGCCTGGGAAACTTTGTCCTGTAAAAGGATCTCCGCTAGTACACATAACATGTCGACCTTCTTGATGCCAACATGAACATAAATCTTCGTTACGTTTTCCTGGCTGTCTAAATCCGCCGGACTGCCAATAATAATAATTAGTATGACAATAAGTATTTCGCATACCTGTGCCGCCCATTCCGCCTATTGTTATGTCACCTAACCCGTGGCTAGCACTTGATGATGTACCTTGAATTCTTCCAAAACAACAGGTATAATTGCCGTATGGGCTTGTAAATCCTGGCTGTTGTGTTCCGGCATCTCCGCCACAGGCACATGCAATAACAGCAGCTGCTGTTACATCATATACGTAACTTGAACAACCTGTACACCCTACATTACTAACATTATATGCACATGATGTTGAGCTACCTGCACAAATCCTGTATTGGCAACCTGCCACAGTGTCTATTCTTTTATATGCCCAACTACCGCTGGTACCCTCGACTGCTGAGAATGAGCAACAACAACCGTCATTTCCACTTGCTCCGCCGCCGTATAATTCAAATACTATTGATGTTATTCCTGCCGGAACAGTCCATAAACAACAACACCCTCCATTAGCAGGATCATTCATCGACGTATGGTATATTTTTAATCTAGTAGGCACGTTCCCGACAAGGGCCGGTGCTAAGTCAGATAGTAGTCCTGTTAATGTTGACATCTCAAATTCTCCTTATGCGCCAGCTAGAATCCAACCGTATGTTGAACCGGAATAAACTAGTACCGGTGCAGCATTGTTGATATCAATAGTTAAGTTAGTTGCAGAGTTTTGAATCTCTTCACCATTCCTAGCTACTGTAATATTTGCAGAACCTGCTGTCCCACTAATGTCACATATTTGTATTGTGTCATTTTCTGCTGGACTTGCTGGAAGCGTAATTGTAATACTTCCTGCTGTGCATAAAATTCTATCATTTGCTTTGGCTGTTACGCTAGTACCAGTAACAACGTTAGTTGTTGCGTAGTTTAGTGTGCTTGTTAAATATCTTCCCATTGTATTGTCCTTTTATATATTTATGCCGTTGTCTCAATACCAAACGCAACGACACTAATGCCTGTTGTGCTTGCATATGCTACAATTAGCTGTGATGCGCCTAAGATAATACCAGTACGTTCTAACACGTTTTTTGGTAGTAATTCAACATCGTACTCTAAGTATTCATCCAAACCCGGTGTACTAGTGTCACAAACTGCTAATCTGACCAAAACAGGCACATTGCCCCTATTTGTCATCGACACACTAGCAACAGTGTAGTGATTGCTCGGGCAAGTGTAAATAGTAGTATTAGTTGCGGCACTTAAATCCGCTGTTCCTATTCTTCCTGTGGCCATTTGTTATTTCTCCATTAAGCTTGTATAAACATATTTAGTGCAACCGGCGACCCGCTGACTCCACCTGTATAGTTTACTTGTGTTGTTATATTTATCTCAGCGTCAGTAGTATGTGATATAGTTGATCCAGTTATATGCACTTGCCCCGCTGTTATTGAGTTTACATTTAGTTCACCTGCACCGCCACCAATTTGACTTGCTATATAAGTTTTAATAGCTCGCTGTGTTGGGACAATATTATCACTGTTGGCTGTAAACGTTCCATCAGTTGAAAATTCAGTAACAGTAGCACTAGTACCACCTAATGATAACTCACCAAGTTGTAATTCTTGTAGACCACTTACGTTAAATGCATCAGCATTTAGTGTTGCTCTACCAGTCGACTGTTCAATACTAAACAACTCGCCAACTCTAAAGTTACCATCTTGGTCTGTAGAAGTATAAAATACTCTACCTCCTCCAAAGTCTTTAGTTTCGTCTAGTTGATCAGCTACTACACTAGGTACTCCTGGATAGTTAGTAGTAGTAAATCCGCCGGTGCCTACATCTAAGAAGTCATGTCCTGTTAATCGTACTTGACTGTATCTTCTTCTTATAATTACACCTTCGTCTTGTTCCGGCGCATCAGTAACACTTACTGCTGGACTAATTTGCAATAGTGCCGAGTAGTTTCCTGCACTACCTGTAACTCCAGTAACTCCAACTAGCTTATACCATGTATTTGGTATGCCAGCAATTTCTACGTTTGCACCTGGTACTGGCTGTTCTGTCAAACCAGTCATTTTAATATAACCGCCTGGTTGATAGAAGTCTGCGTAACCAACTGCTGACACTACTGTAGCTGTTGCTGTTGTATATGATGTTCCTCTATTAGACCATGTTGGTTGCCCAAGTACCCCGTTACCAGTTCTAACTAAGTGCGGTACGTCAACTGTATTGTTTGGATCTGTAATTGTTATTGTTGGTAGTGAGCTATATCCTGTGCCAGGATGCCAAATTCTAAATCCTACAATTTTTCCATCTGCTACTTTAGCACGTGCCTTTGCAATATCTGCATATGCACTTACGCCACCGCCACTAAACACAACTCTTGGTTCAATTACGTATTCTGTTGTAGCATCAAGTGCCGCAACAATAGCTGCACCGTAACATGAGTCCCAACCTGCACTACCGTCACTGTTTTTAAGAACAGTAGCTATTTTAGTTCCTGCTGTATAAGCATTAATATAAGCATATTGTCCTGCACCAGTGCCGCTAACAATCCAAATAGCCATTCCTGTGTATGTTGCACTTAAACTTGCATCAGTATTACTAATTGTAATTTGTGTTGCTGTACCAAGTTGTGCAGTGTTCGTTGATGTAACGTATCCTGCACCACCTAAGTTAGTAGCCGGATCTAGTAGTCTTACTTCGTATACACCACCGTTATAAACATTTTCTGCACTAATTACTGCATTATTCTCACCACCGGAAGTACTAATTGTTGTATCGGCATTTGCATAATTTAAACCAGCATTTGAGTATTCAAATAATAATATTTTATTTTTATCTGTTAATACGTTTACAATGTTAGCTTCTGTTGATCTATTATCTACTGTACCAGTTACTGGAACTTCTGAAGTGTCAACACCTTCTGCTACAGCACCAAAGTCACCGTATGAGCTGTTACCATTTGTAGCACGGATTTTGCCGCCGTTCTCTGCTAGATAACCAATGTGGCCGTAGTATGAGAACACACTTACAAGCTCTGCTCTGCCTAAGTTAGTAACCCATATGCCAATACCATTATCGAGAATCTGTGTAAAGTCGTTAGCAACAATTGAGTCGTTGCCTCCGTCATGTATATCTCCGTCTATTTTTAGACCAATACATGCAGTTCCAAATGTTGTTACGTTTTGTACATAAGGTGATCTTGTAGCAATCCATGCATCTGAATCAGCTGGGCCATATCCTGGATCTAAACTTACAAATGCTCCTGCACTCGGACGTTTAGTCCCGTATGAGTTTGCACTACCTAATGATCCTGTTAATCCGCTTAGTGTACAGTTTCTTAATCCTGTTCCATTACGCATGTAGAACATGTCTTCAGTTAAACAACCGCTTACGGAATTAGCATAAAGTTTTGCTGCACTTAAAGTTCTACAGTTGCCTGTGTATATTATATCATAAATGATAGCGTCTAAGTATCTATTAACATCTCTTGTACAAGCTGCAATAGTATATGTGTAACTTGGGTAAGTTACAGCAATAAATGCATGCACTTCAGCAACTAAGAAAGCTCTGTTTGCTTCAATACATTCTGTTGCAAAAACAAAACCAGTTGCAGTGACAGGAGTATTTGTTCCTCTAGTAGTTGGAACTGTAGAGTCGCCTGCAACACCGTTAACACGATAGTCAATATAGTCTTGCAATTCTTGGAGCAAGTTTGTTGCTGCTGTACCTGCTCCAGCACTACCTGCAACTCGCGTAGTTACTTGACTTGCTGAGTTACCTGATGACTTTGTTACACTAGCGTTAGTAACAATAGAGGACATAATAGCTTGTAATCTTGCAATAGCCGCTATACTCTTTGGAACATCAGCTGCTCCTGTTACTACGCCTGCTGGTGTAATTTTAGTTGAACGTAGTTCGTCACCAACAATTGCAGTATAAGCTGGAACAAGGATTGGTGTATGTTCAACAAGTGTTCCACTCTTAACATAAATTGTGTTATTTGGAATATGTGCTTTTGGTACGTTAGTGTTTACTTCTGCACTAATTGCATCTGTGATAATTCCTATTAGCAGATTTGTTTGCGATTGTGCATCAGTTTCTTCAAGATAAGTTGCATTAATTATCTGCGGATGTGCTGGAGAAAAACTGTTTGTTGTTTGATAGTTTGTAGCTGGTGCTAAGTTACTTAACACTCTATCTATAACTGTTAGTCCGTAATTAATTGCAGCTATTGTTTGAAGTTTTTCGTCAGCTACTACTGTGAGTAAGTTACCGCTGGCGTCAAAGTACGAATTTGCTGCTGCTCTTGTACGTTGGTTTCCACCATGTGTTAAATCATAGACTATTGCATCAACAATTTGTCCCATATCTCTACGACACGATGCTGCACTATCTAAAGTAAAACTTGCCCATATACCTGATGGATTTGCAATATTCCATGTAACCCATTGTAGAATTTCTTCTGCAATAAAGTTTCTATTTCTTTTAAGTAGCCATCCAGCATTTGGTCTTTCTGCACCATTTAACACTTGCTGTGTTGCATACTGCAATGATTTCCAAGGTCTATCTAATGTAAGTCCGTATGCGCCTGCAGGACTGTCTTGTCCAACTGTATTTTGTACATAGTACACATTTGCAAGCGATCCAAAGAATCCCCATTCAGGAGCATTTCCTGCTGAATTTACTTTTAGTACTTGCCCTACTTCGCCGATTGGTAGTCTTGTTGGACCTGAGCCACTATAGTAAACTAAGTCGCCCTGTGTTGTTAAGTTGCCTGATTCTGCACCAGCAGTTAACAAATTCCAATATGTACCGCTATCAAGATCTGGTCTATTAGATGCCACAGCCGATGTGTGTGCAAGTATACAAACATAGCTGTTTACGCCATGTCTAATTGAATCGCCTTTGTCATAAAGTGTTGCGTCAAGCCAAGTATTTTTCCACTTAAAACCTTCGTTAAGTAGTTCCCAATATGTAACATTTGGTGGACGTTGACCAGTGTGATCTAATATACATAGGTATGTAAATCCACCAAGTCTTACTACATCACCAACTGCATATTCTTCTGCTGCACTATCGTCGCCCCAATCTTGGGCATGTCTAAATCCAGTTGTAAATAAAGACCAATCTGTTGTGTTAGTTGATGGCTGACCGTTGCCTATGTTATTAGTTTTAGATACGTAAGAATAGCCGCCGTATGTAACAAAGTCACCTGGTTGATATGTAGCTGTTCCGCTCCATGTATCTTCAAATTCTAAACCTTCTACAAACTGTGCCCATTTACTTTCATCTGCTACAAACGTAGCTTGGCTAGTGTGGTACGTTGTACAAATCCAAGTGCCGCCACCATACTTAACAATATCATTAATTTTATATCGTGTAACTGATGCCCATTCGTTCTTATATTCAATACCTTTGTGTAAGTAGTCCCACTTGCTTTGGTCATTTTCTAGACCATTTGCAAGAAGTGCAGAAGTATGGCCTTGATTACAAACATATATTTGGCCGCCATATCTTACAAGATCGTTTACACGATATCTTATTGATTGTGACCAATCCATTCTCCAGTAGAAACCTTCGGAGAAAATATTCCACTTTGATTGATCTGCTTCTAGTCCAAGTGCTAAATTTGCTGCTGACGTATGTCCAGTAATACAAGTATATACAGTTCCGCCGTACTTAGCAGTGTCGTTAATTTTGTAACGTGTGTTAACAGTCCAGTCGGCTTTATAATCAAAGCCTTCTGCATATAAGTCCCACTTGCTTTGGTCAAGTTCAAGACCATCTGCAGCACTGCCTGCACTTAGATGTTCAGTATTTGCAACATATAACAAACTGCCATACTTAACAATGTCATTAATTTTATAAAGAGTATTTAATGTCCAGTTTGATTTCCATTCAGTACCATCGGAAATCTTATTCCAATAAGTTGACTGGTTGGTTGAAAATAGTGCCAATGCACTATGTCCTTTAATACATATGTATGTATTACCGCCATTTCTAACGATGTCATCTTTATAATAGGTAGTGGAAGTTGTCCATGTTCCCTTCCATATAAACCTAATTCTGCCTAATTTAAACTCAGCCATTTAGCACTCCATAAACCTTATATATATTTATCATTATTAATTAGTCCTTGCATTTCCGCTGTCACCGCCTGAAGCAAACATCTGCATTGCAGCCATATCACCTTTTACTGGCTTGTGAAAGTGTTGTCTAGCAGTAAAAGTAATTGGACCGCCGGACGTTGTTGTAATAGTGTTAGTGTCAACTGCTATTACACCAGCAACTAGTTTTGTTGCATTAGCATTACTAGAACCACCTGACACTCTTGAATTAAGATACGCTGCAATTGCTTTTTGTGTTGGAACAACATTATTAGAGTTAGCAATAAATGTTGGTTCTTTTGAGAACTCTGTGATTATTACTTGTGTGCCGCCAACAACAATGCCGCCAATAGCTAATTGACTCAATCCTGTTAATTCAAAGTAAGAAGCGTTTAGCGTAATAATACCTGTATCTTGTTCTACTTTAAATTGTTCGCCAACTCTAAAGTTACCATCTTGGTCTGTAGAAGTATAAAATACCCTGCCTGCGTTTGCTTCTCTAACTTCATTTTCTTGCTTAGGATCATTAAGCGAACTGTATCCTTCAACATATCTTCCAGGATAGTCAGTGTCTGGTTTATTACCAGATCCAATATCTAAGAAGTCATGTCCTGTTAATCTTACTTGACTATATTGCTGTCTAACAACAATTGTTTCATCATGTTCTGGTGTCTCTGCTCTGCCAAGACTTGGAGTAATAGTCATTGTTATGGCAAAGTTTGGTGCTGATCCTGATTGTGCAACAATACTAGAAACTTTGTAGTTAACATCGTTAATACCATTAATAACTAAGTTGTCTCCTGGTCCAGGTACTAAACTTACATCAGCAAGTTTAATGGTTGTGCCAAGGTGATAAGAGTCAGCATATCCGTCTCCAGCAATAGTTGCTGATGCAGTTATATAACTTACTCCGTTATTACTGAATACTGGTTGCCCAAGTACCCCGTCTCCAATTCTTGCAATTTGTGTTGAATTTACAGTTGCTTGAGAATCATATACTGAAATAGTCGGAGTTGATGCATACTGGCTTCCTGGCTCATATATCTTAAACTCAAGAATTCTATCAGAAGCTACTATTGCTCTAATTACTGGAGTAGCTCCCCAACCTGAAACAGTATTGAAGTTTGCATTATTACTTGCAACTACACTCCATTTTTGTAATGCAGGACTATACGCTTGTGCAGACCAATTAGCAGTTTCTGTAGCAAGAAAGTCTGTACTGTCATTACTTGTAATTCTCCACACAACTCCGTCTTGCGACTTTGCAATTTGTGTGCCAGTACCAGTGGCCATAAATGTTCCACCACCGTACTCTATTTTTAAATAATCAGTTGTACCGGGTATACTATGCTCGTACCATTTGTGTCCATCAAAACTAATTGCTGTTTTTGTTAATGAACTGCCATCGCCTGGATCTATTGCAACAAATCTACCATTACCAAATACTATATCAGTATATCCTACTGGTAATCCTTGTGGACCAGCAGCATTGAACTGGTAAAATGTTGCTCCAAGTGTAGTACTAACTGCTGTACCGCCTGATGTACCTTCGTTGATAGCAACAAAGCATCCGTCAGTAGCACTTCCAATTCCTGCTCCATATGCAACTTTTTTATACACATGTGTTGCACCAGCTGAAGCACCTGTAACAGAAGCAGTAGATATTGTATTTAAATTAGCAGTACGTGAAAGTTGATGTGTACCTGAAGCGTATATAAGAATTTTTGTGGCTTCTTTAATCGCTGCGCCTTTAACATCAACAGTATTAAAGGGTGCATTAATTGATCCACATACATTAGTATTAGATATGTTTGCTGTATTAAATCCATACACACCGTTGGTTGTACAAATAAGTACTCTACTTCCGTTAGTATCTGATATTACTTTTGTAACAGTGTGGTTAGCTAATCTAGTTACCGGTGCACTCCATGTTAAGCCATCTGTTGAGTGCGATGAGTATACTGTAGTCCCTTCAGTAAATGTAACCCAACAGTTGCCTGCTGGAAACCAAACTACATGCGACCAATTAGTATTGCTCGGAGCAGTTGCTGATGTAGCTACATATGTATGATCACTAGCTGTTACTCTTGGCTCTAAACTGTATTGTGATGAAGTTGTTATTTGGTCTACTATAGGCCAACCTGGCTTAACGTGATCCCATCCCTGAGCATCATCAGAATCTCTACTAACTTGTGCTATTTTTGAAACAGGGTTATAACTAGAAATATATCCGTATTGCCCAACTCCGTCTCCTGATTTAATATAAATCCTTAGTCCTGAATACTTTGCATTAGTTCCATCAGTGTCAGCAGCTGCTAACTGAATATAAGTTGCGTTTCCGGCCTGTGCATAGTTAAGTTTGTACTGATAGTTGTTGCCGCCAGCGAGACTTGAATCACCTGGATCCATTAATCTAACTTCGTAAATTCCATCATCTCTAGTTTCTTGGTATGTTGCTGCTGCACCTGTACCTTGTCCTGAGAATGTTACAGCTGAACTGCCCGGAGTATAAGTTGTACCTGCGTTAGCATATTCTAATGCTAAAATTTTATTTACATCGTCAGTAAGAGCGTTTGCTGTTGCTTGGTCAGCTCTGTTAGTTATCTTTCCAGTTATTACTGTTTCAGCTGTATCAAATCCTTCAGCGACAGATCCGTACAATCCGTAGGAGTTGTTTCCGTTAGTAGCTCTAAGTTTGCCACCTGCGTCTGACAAGTACCCAATATGACAGTAGTAAGTGAATACACTAACAAGTTCTGATCTACCGTTGTTTGATGCCCAAATGCCAATGCCGTTACTTATAATTTGTGTGAAGTCATTAGCAACAATTGATTTGTTTCCTGAATTATGTAATGCACCGTCAATTTTCATACCTATACAACTCTCACCAAATGTTGATACATTTTGTATATATGGAGACTTAGTTGTAATATGTACGCTAGTATCACCTACGCCTGTGCCTGGATCTAAACTTACAAACGCTCCTGATGTCGGGCGTTTAGTTCCGTATGCGTTGTCAGTACCTAACGTTCCAACTAACCCCTTGAGCGTCATATTTCGGATGCCGCATCCGTTTCTAACATAAAACATATTATTTGCTTCGTATGATGCAGCAGGCTGTACTGTAACACTTCGTAATTCATCGCCTACTAATGCCGTATTTCTAGGAATTTGTATTGGAAGAATTTCGTTATAAGTTCCTGACGTAATAAAAACTGTTGCAGGTGTTCTAATATCTTGATCAGCTCGAATATAATCGCATGCATATTTTATTGTTCGGAACGGACCATTAGATGTTGTTCCAGCACTTTCAACATCGGATCCACCTGGACTAACAAAATACACCTTTGCGGCTTGGCCAAAGTCTTGCCATATCGTGTCACCACCAATATTTTTAAGTACGCTACCTGGAGTTCCTATTGCTAGTCGTTCAGTTTGACTAGAGTCTCTTACACGAATATCACCATCAGTGGTTGTTACGTTACCAGCAACACCTTGAAGCATTACTTGCCAATAGTTTTCATTCTCGTTAGCTAGATCTAAGTCTGGGCGGTTGTCTGATTCAGTTCCAACATGATGGAATATGCAGTAATAAGCAGTGGAGTCATACGTTACGATATCACCAATAAAGTATTCTATATTGTCAACCCAGTCACTTTTCCATTGGTGTCCTGGAACTAATATTTGCCATCTATTTGAAGTATCTGGATAGTAACCTGAAGAGTCAGTTATACAAATATAAAGATATCCGCCCAATCTAACTACATCACCAGTTTTGTATGACGAAGCGTGTGCGTAATAACCTTGGTGTTTATAACCTTGTTTTAATAGTTCCCAGTTACCTGTATTTTGTACAATTCCATTTACACTAGGAACACTATTTAAATTGTTTTCTAAACAAGTGTACACATAGCCGCCGTAGAGTACAATATCGCCTCTTTGATATTCTATAGCTTCGGACCAAACTAATTCATAGCCAAACCCCGGAAGCCATGCTGTCCAATATGATGATGCTTGATCGGTTCTAAACAATGCTTCAGAAGTGTGACCAGCAGTACATTTCCATACTGTTTCGCCGTATTTAACTAAGTCATTTTTTATATATCTAATACCTGCAGCCCAAGTCGATCTGTATTCAATACCATCAATTACTTGTTCCCACTTAGATTGATCTGCTTCTAGCCCAAGTGCAAGAGTTGCTGCTGATTCGTGATATGTTGTACAGCGATAAACAGTACCGTTATACTTTACAACATCTTCGAGAACATATCTTGTGCTTACAGTCCAATCTGTTCTCCAATTGTCAGAACGTGTTACTATTTCCCATGATGCCTGATCGTCTTCTAGTCCAAGTGCAAACGTGGATGCTGAATTATGTTTTGCAATACAACGATATGTTATACCGTTATATGTAGCTACGTCACCTAGGTCGTAATAAAAGTTTTGTTGCCATGCATTTTGCCATTTGTCGCCAGATGCAACAATAGTCCATTTTGAGTAATCTGTATGCACACCTTGTGATGTAACAACATTTGACGTGTGGGCAGTGATACATCTATAAACATATCCTTCCCATTTAACCATTTCGCCGAGGCTGTAATAAGTTTGGTTAACCCAATCTCCGCGCCAAACAAATCCATCAAGTTGCAATTCCCATTTAGGTGATGCATGTTCTAGGTCTGTATAAAATCCGCCACTAACTTCACCTGATGAAGTATGTCCAATCAAACAAACAAATGATTTACCTTGATAGATAACAATATCATCTTTTATGTACGGAGTAGAAATAGCCCAGATGTTTTTCCATCTAAACCTAATTCTTTCAATGTTAAATTCTGCCATTAGTTTTTCCTACCTAGTATACTGTTTCGCCGCTTGATGATGAGCCATCATCATAAGTGTGGTCTTCGTTAACTCTTAGACATAGTTCACCTTCATCATTAACATAATAAAAAATGTCTCTGTCATCGTGCTTAAATTGTTCGTAATTAAGATTTTCATACACTAAATTATGTACGTAATCTCTACCTTCAAAAAACTGTTGCCCTTGTTCAAAGTTAGGAAAGTTTTGTGTAGGATCGCCAATCTTATTAATCTGTACCATATCGTCTTGATCTAGTTGATCTATTTTAGATAAAAATAATTCACCGTTATCAGTCCTACGCAACCCGTAAAAATATCTCTCCCCATTTTGTAGGAAATATTGTTCTTGTGATGTTCCTATATATGCCATTTACTTTTCCTTAAACAATGTCTACGTAACTTATAACAGCATCAACTGAGTTTTCTTTGTTTGACTGCAATAGTAATGTGTTAGTTGGTGCTAAAATTAATTTCTCTGCTGGCCCTAACGGTTTTAGTGTTGAGTTAGGTGGCAAGAATACATCTTTTAAATAATACCCTTCACTGCTTGCATCGTCACCAATTAGTATGCTTACACTTACTGCACCCCTAGTTGTATTTGCTAGGCTAATTCCAATAATCGTTGAGCGTGTACTACCGTTAGTTGTTATTGCAACTATTTTCATAGTTCCAATGTCTTTTACTACTTTATTTCTAAACGTTGTTGCCATTCTATTATCCTAAACTTATGATTAATTCTAATGCAATATTTTCAGCATCGCCTTGAGAAATACCTGCACCAGCGCCAGCAACCGATCCCCACGATCCGTCATAAACTTCTACTCTTGATTCTTCTGTATTATATCTCATCATTCCGGTTTCAACTGCTGCAGGACGTTGTGCTGATGTTCCTACAGGCATAACAAATCCACCTGTTCCTGCAAATTTTAAATAGCCTGTGCCGCTTTGGGCAAAAGTAGTTATTCCATTATTAGTTAAGTTTGTTATAGTATTGTCTTTAATACTTAGCGTACTATCAAATACTACGCTACCTGTGCCGTTTGCATCTAAGTTTAAATCTGTATTAGCAGTAATAGTACTAACAGTACTTCCATTAATTACTATGTCATCTACAGTTACTTTTGGAGCATTTAAACGTGTGCTAGTGATATCTACTATTGTACTACCAGCAATATTAAATCTTATAGTATCGTCATTTGCACCAGGTGTTAATTCTGCTGTAACATTAGTATTGCCATCAAGGTCTTGCACACCGTTAAGTACAATCCAGTTAGAACCATTGTATCCTTCAAAGCTGTTTGTATCACTGTTATATCTTAATTTACCAGGAGCAGCAGTTGGGCGTTGAGCTGTTGTACCAGCAGGAAGTTTTAATGATCCTGTTCCTGTTATACTTACATTTCCGTTTGCAGGAGCAAGTGTAAGGTCGCCTGTACTTGTAATTACTGCATTTTTAAAACTTAAATCATCTACTACTATACTACCTGTGCCATTTGCACGTAACTCTAAGTTTGCATTTGAAACTGATGTTTGTATAGTAGATGATACAATGTTTATGTCACCTACGTTTGCTTGTGTAACTATAGCATCATTAATATATGCATTGTTCCATTTCTTTGTAGCAGACCCTAAATTATATGTGTTAGTAATATCTGGTATAATGTTACTTGCAACGTCAGCATTAAATGTTACGTTGTCAGTATCAGCATCACCAATAGTAATATTACCATTTGCTGTAATATTTCCTGTTGCTGTAATATTTCCGTGAACATTTGTGTTTCCGATTATTTCAACAGTACCAGTACCGTTCGGAACAAATTCTATATTTGCATTAGATGCGTTTGTTGAAATGATATTATCTGTAATATCAATTGTGTCAATAGTTAATCGTTTGTTATAAACAACGTTGTCTGCTGTTCCTAATACAAGTGTGTTAGCGGTTGTACTAATTGTACTTCCACTAAATTGTACATTGCCAATAGAAGCAGTTCCACTAACTTGTAGACCGGGTGTTCTGGTTGTTCCTGTAACATCTAAATCGTATTGGGGGCTTGCGTTGTTGATACCAACGCGGCTGTTATTAACATCTAGATATAGTAAATCTGTCTCAAAAGCTAAGTTTACTCCCTCACGAAGTAGATTTGCTTTTAAGAGCGGACCACTAATGCGACCAATAGCCATCTTCTCTCCTCAATACGGGGATCCTGTCCCTCTAGCCAAACTCTCATCCCCTAAGGGCTCTTTGCTGGTTAACCACAGTGTGTCACTGCATGTAAGGTCATACGTTGCAGCAATAGTATTTATCGAAATGGGGGATTAATTAACCTAGTATAATTGTATATTGTAAGAAGAGATCAGCAGCGTATTCTGCGGTAACTGTACCGCTGGCTCCTGCTGAACCAATATATTGTGTGCCGTTCCAAGTTTCTAAAATTGACAAATCAGTATTCCATCTAGTATCACCTATTGCAGGTGCAACCCAGCGTTCGCCGTCAGTACCATAAGGAATTACAAATCCGTTAGTTCCTAATACTTTATGATAGCCTTGTCCTGTAGGATCAATAGTTAATACAGCATTAGTAGTATTAGTAATAGTACCATCACTATTAAAAGTAATATTATCAATAACTATTTTTCCAGTTCCTGCTGGTACTAAGTTTAGATTAGTATCAGTTGTTGTAGTAGTAAGAGTACTTCCGTTAAAATTAACGTCATCAACTTGTAACGCATTTAGCTCTATTCCTGTTGAGTTTACTACTCCAGAAGTAGTGTTGTTTGCACGAAATAGTATAGTATCATTAGTAGGGTGAGCAGTTAAACTAGTTTGACTATCATCTGAGTATACTCCTCCTAGTGGCATATATCCTGTATCTGCTCTGCCTTCAAACAAAGTTGTAGCATTGTTAAATCTAAGTCCGCCTTCAGTAGTAGGGCGAGCTAAACTATCACCTATTGGTAGAGTTAATGCTGTAGTTGATATAATACTTAACTCATTTGTTACATCAAATCCTAAAGTTATTCCTGCGGTTGATATAGTGCCATTTTTAAGTAGTACTAAATTAGCGTCAACTTTTTTACCACTAACTGTGTGAGATAAGTTTAAATTAGTATTAAGTTGAGTTGCTGTTATTACATTTGTATTAACATTAAGTCCTAGCGTTGCAACAGATGCAGAGTTTAATGTAGATGCACGTAACTCATTCCAGTTTTTACCAGACGCACCTAATTCCGATACATCATTAACATCAGGAAGTATATGACTATTTACATCGCTTTGAAAAGTAACTGTGTCATCGTCATCGTCACCTAATACTAAGTCACCACCGAAGGTTATATTTCCGCTTGCATGTATATCACCAGTTGAATTCCAATCTGAAAATATTTCAACTGTTCCTGTTCCACTAGGCTCTAAACTGATAGTTTCATTAGATTGATTAGATCTAATTGTATTCTGTCTAACTGTTAAGTTGTCTGTTAGTAGTCCAGAAAGGAATACACTGTTTGCTCCGCTAAGATTTATATCTCCGCTATTTTGATATATCCTGCTAGTATCAATAGTCCAGTTTTGAGTATTAACATAGTCTGCATTAAAATGTTGTGTGTATAAAGGAGTCGGTAATGTTAGTGAATACCCAGATGCTGCAGATTCTGTATTAATTCCAACTCTTGAATTTACAACGTCAAGATGGAGTAATGCAACAGCGCCGCTTGTATTTTTAAAATTTAAGTTTGATCCGTTGCGTTCTAAATTATCTTTTAGAACGCCTCCACCAATTCTACCTAGCGCCATTATTAACTCCTATACTATATTTATAGGAATTACTTATCGAAGTTATGTATAACTGTTACTGGTTTGCCGGTTGGGACTGCTGTTCCAAAGACAATGTAATAGCCTGCAGCATAAGGTGCTCCTGGCCCTGAACTTGGATTTTGTACAAGTGTATAGTTTGTTGTACTAATTTGAAAAACGTTTTCTATTAATACTAAAACATTTTGTGCAGCTGCCGGAACTGGATAATCTGCATCTCCGCTTGCTAATGGTCCAAATGTAGTTTCTGAGCCATCACCTGTGCCTACATTTTGTTGTGTAATTCCAACTGGGTTTGGTTCAGCGTATCTTAAATTCTTCCACGCATTATTCTCATAAACTTCAAACTCATTGTTTGTTGTGTTATATCGAATTTGTCCATTAATAGCCGATGACGGGCGTTGACCTGTTGTTCCTATTGGTACAACAATTGCTTCTGTTCCATCAATAACTGCTTGATTATTAGTAGTGTACCTAATACCAGTGCCAATTGTGCCACGTGTGTTAGTACTTTGTTGTTTAAGGAATCTCATTTTTAGACTTCCAAATAGCTTACAGTTGCAGACAAATTAGACAATCCTGCTCCAATGTCGGGCGAGCCAATAAGCACAATTTTATCACCTGCATCTAAAATAATTTTTTCAGTGTCAAATGTAAATGTTTCTTTTGCTGGCAACGATAAGTCATGTGCTATTCTTGTTACTGCATTAGATAGTGCGGTACCGCTCTTAACTAAATGAATATCAAGTGTTGCAGCAGCACTTGTGCTGTTATTGCAAATTATCATATTTGTAATTGCATACGTTTTTCCAGTTGGTACTGCGCCTGCAGGCGAACCTACACCAGTTGGGTCTAGTATGTCAGTGTTTGTTGTTTTTACTTGTGCGGATATAATTGCCATGTTTTTTCCTAAAATATCATACTATAAAGTATGCTTCTATTCTTACTTATTAGTTCATCCCTAGTACCTTGTGCATTTACGAAAAACATTCCTGTTTGTCCATACGCTTCAGTAGCCATATAAAGTTTGTTTCCATCTGCAGGTGCTGTTGGAGTTGATACTGCCTGTCTTATATGCAGAGTATCATCAACTTGTACTACACCAGTTCCTGGAGAACTAATAATCATGTCTTGGTTACTAGAAGTAGTTTCAATCAGTGAACCTACTATTCTAACCTCTGGTAGTTCAAGTCTATCTTCATAAAGTCTAGTATTAGCAACACCGTCAATAGCAAAATCAATATAACTAGGTACGCCAGAAACATCTACGTCTGCAATAGCAATAGCTGTTTGTGTTCCTACATTACCTTGTCCAATTGTAGATATATTAACAGTACTAAACGCATTAGTAATAGCATCATCAACATATTTTTTATTAGTAAGATCGTCGTCATCTGAAACGTTATCTTCGTAATCTACTGTACCAGTAACACTAACAGTACCAGTGCCGGCGTTTATTAAATATAAATCACCGCCACCAGTATTGATGTTATTAGTCCTAATACCTATTAACGCATTATTTGCATCTTTAAAAACAAAGCCGCCGGTTTTTGTAGTATCCGTTACAGGATCAGACCATTGAATGTTTTCATTAAATGTAAATAACGCATTAACATATGTACCACGATCCATTTCTAAACCAGAATCATTAAGTGTAATACCTGCTCCATTTTCTCCTGAATTTAGTGTTAAGATATTATCTTTAATCTCTAAATTCTCTGAAGTAACTGTAGTAGTACTACCTTGCACAGTTAAGTCACCCGTAATTATTACTGTTCCTACTTGAGGACCAGTATTGAGTGTAATAGTTCCGCTGTTTTGTACAGCAAGACTATAATTTCCTGATGGTACATTTACATACTTAGACATTCAATATATCCTATTATGTAGCTTGAGCGTCGACTACAATGCCGCCAGTTTCTGTTGCTGCTACTGTTGCTACACCACCTGATGTATATCCAGTAAATCCACTACCGTCTATACCTGCTAATGCGAAAGTGTTAGTATCAGTACTTGCTACTGTGTATGAAGTTGCAGTGTTAAGCTGAACCATGCCAACTACTCCGCGAATCGAAACTTTAGTTCCGTTTGCAAGAGCGTGACCGTTAGATGTAATAACAACTGGATTAGCTGCTGTTGCACCTGTGATTGGTCTTTCCTGTGCTGCACTTTTGCCTGCGGCTGTTCTAGCCCATTTGGCATTTCCTACGTATGATGTACCACCTTCAACTTGCATTGTTCTGTTGCGAAGTTTAGTAATCTGCTTAGTAACACCTGCACTGTCTGCAACGTTAATGCAAAATTCACTTGCAGCTAACGCTCCAGGTGTTTTGTTAACTAGTGTACAAACTTCAGTCTTGGTTCCGTCAGTAACGTTAAACTTGTTAGTTGAACGCTGTGACACAATATGTGACTCTGTTGCCGCTGCTATTTCTGCGCCGGCTGCAAATCTCACTGCTGTTACTTGAATCTTTCCAGCACCGTCTCCGATGTGTTTTTTATTAATTGGTCTTCCCATTGTTTTTCTCCTTAATAAGTTGACGTTCTAGGTCTACACGGTGGGCCCGCATAAGTCCTCATCATAGAGGTTCTCTCTTTGACAATGTATTTATCATTAGGAGTAAAAGAAAAAGTGTGGGATGGACTTCTAAATAAGGTGATAGGTTGGGATTAATGATTACCAACAACTCCTTAGCAACTCATTTCTAAGTTCGGAGAGCCTAACATCGAACCGTTAAGTCCAAAATCTATATCTTCGTATCTCTACGCTCATACAGTCCCACTACAGGTGCTAGCCAAGTTCACAACGCTGCGGTTGCTTGTTCCTTGCACTATCTA